AAGAAAGTTAATTTTTCTAGCAAGGTCTTCTGCTGATGTTCCAAATGCATCTTGTAATGCAATTGTTGTAGATAAAGCCTCTGACTGCTCTACAGATCCAAGAACCGCAAGACGTGTTGCTTCTGTAACTTGCGCCATAAGGTCTGCGCCCATCTTACCGCTGGCTGCTGCATCTGCTGCAAGTTTCATAGTGTCTACAACTGCAACACCGTATTTTGTAAACTCATCAGCAAGCAATCTTATATTTTCAAGAGCAGCATTTGTCTCTTCTGTTGTAGTAAATATTTCACCATAAACACGCTTAAATCTAATTGCTTGTTTTTCTAAATCTATAAATACTTGAGATGCTTTGGTACCAAAAATAGTAAGAGGAATTGTAAAACCAACCATGAGTTGACGACCAGCCCACTGTGTATTCTTACCAAAATTTAAAAGGTTTGTTGATCCTTGTTTTAATAGTTGTCCGAATAACTGTTGTTTTTGTGCAGCAAGAGCAATTTTTGTTGATAGGTCTTGCATGTCTAGAGTAAGTGGTCTTACTGCTATAGACTGTAACGATCCATTTGCTGAACGACCCATCTTAATATATTGGGTCTGCATTGTTTTAACACGTTCTTCAGCAACCTTGCCAATTGTGTCAAATTCAGATTTAAATAGTTTACTAAATGTTTTTGTAGAGCCAGCAGCAAACCTAAAGTATTCTCTAGTAGAAAATTTATTTCTTTCTAAAGAGTCAGTAAATGATTCTGTTGTACTTTTTATTTCTCTAATGCCTGCTGAAAACTTACCAGTAGCATTGATAGAGTTAATTAAGTTACTTTGTAAATCTTGTTGTGCCCTTGCTGCCTGAGCACTATTTTTTGCTAAAGAGGTGTGAAATGTTGATATTTGTCGTTGCAGTGCTTTTAATTGTGCTAACGCTTCACTAGCATCAATATTAACTTGAATATTGGACTGAATATCAGCCATTCACAGCACCTCTTTAGTTTTAAATATTTAGAAGGTCAGCCTCTTGAAGATTAACTCCAGATGCTGCTTCAATAATTTTATACACAGTTGGAAGATCCAAGATTTCTTCTAACTTTTCCATGTCGTCTGCTAGTTCTGGCTTATATTGCTGCAATGCAATATTTACACATTCTAGAAGAACGACAAGCGACTTTTCGTTATCCTGAGAAACAGTTGCAATCTCCTCAAACTTTTTCATAAAAGGCTTAAGTAATGATATTTTTAGAGGTCTTAGTGCAATCTTAGTTCCATCAATAAGAACTACAGTTTTTTCATCTTTTGCAGTAGTTGCTGCCATTATATTGTTCCTTTCAACATAGTAAATCAATTATAGCATAAAACACTATTTTTGGGTAAGATCTTCGTACTCTAAACCCATTCCTATTCCAAACCCAGCCATTTGTGCATTTGCACCTTGTAATGATAAAACATCATTACCATCAGATGTTTTTCCTTTGCTAAAGACTCTAGCCTTTAGGTTTTCCCATTCATTTTGTTGATTTTTTCCCTTGTCAATATCCACACCTTGTATTGCTGCTAAAAACTTTTTTTCTTCATAATCTAACTCTCTTCGTGAAGCAAGGGTTGCCATAAGTTCTGGCATTGATAAAGATAGTTCTAATTCTCTATAATCTTTCCAAATTCCTATTAAAAATACTTCAGACTCTAGTTTTGCAAGATCTAAATCTGACCATCCAGATGCTTTTTCACCATCCATAGTTTTTTGTTTTACATCTTTATCATCTTTACTATTTACTTTAATATTGGCTGCATACTCTAATATTTCATAAACCATATGTAAATCTACTAAATTTTCTACATCTTCCAGGGATTTAGCCTCGGGATAATATTGTCTCATTGCAATAGCAGCGCACTTAACCAAAACATCAACTGCATCCATATCATCTTTTACATCTTTTATATTTTCAAATTCGTCCATAAGATCATGCAAATGTTTAATTTTTAATGGCACCATCTCAATGGACCTGCCATTTAATAATTCAAGATTTTTTGAAGAATATATTTTTGTAGCCATTTACATAATTTTAGCACAAAAGGACAAAGCCCATCTGTAAAAGATGGGCCTTATCAATCAGTTAAGATTATGATGCAGTGTGAGTGCGATCAACGATCTTGCCGTATGTTGCTGTCAAGTCATCTGGAAGAAGACGGAATGAAACTTCAAACATTGAAGCCTCGTCACGCTTAGCAGATACTGTAACATTTTCAATGGAAAGAGCACGATACGCAACGTATACACGCTCAACGTTTCCAGAGTCTTCACAGTCACCAGTTCCTGGACCTACTGCAATGATACCACGCTCAACTGGGCATTCTCCAATGTCTCCTGCGGAGAGTTGAAGAGTGCGACCTGCTGATGAAGCCTTGTTGCCTGAAAGGTCAGAATCCTGGCCTGCGGTAGCAAGAAGAAGATTCTCAAGAGTTGCCTCTGCAAAAGCGGTAGCAAGATTTACTTGCATTCCCTGCTTGTAGAGTTTTGCAACGTCTAGAATCTGGTCAACCTGAACCTCACCAAAATCTGGCTGGAATTGAAGTTCAATACCGTTCATTGTATAACCAATGTTTGTAAAGTCTGGATCTGATGAAAGAGTAGACTTGTAAGATTCTGTGCTTACAAACGATGGAATAGCGTTAGTGGTGGTATTGAGATTGGCATCAGCAACGAAAAGGGCTGCTGCACCGACGATAATGTTAGTGGACGTACCACGAGAATATGCTGGCATATTTAATTCACCTCTTTTTTTAGTTTTGTATTAAGTTGTGTAGTGGTAAACAAGGCGATGTTTCCTCTAAACCTAGTATATCAGTGTTTTTAGGTATAATTAATATCAGGATCTGGGATGGCAGTATTAATAGTTTTCTCCTGATTAATGGAATGGTAGTCATACTCAATAACGAATTTATTGAGGGTCAGGCCTCTTAAAGCAGCAAGTTCAGTTAGGTCTCTAACTTCTTCCAACTGATAGACCTTAATATCATGAAAATATACGTTATGTGTAATTGGTACGGCTAAATCTATTATTGGACTATCCCCATTTTGCTTAGCCATACACCACTTATTTAGGTCTTCTGCAGCAGCATCTGATCTATCAAGAAGTTGTGAAATTATAATTCCAGCATCTATAATCTTGCTTGGCACTGAATAAACATAGTATAAAAGTTGTTCACACTTCATAGGATAAAAAGCATTTCTTCTAAATCTTAAAAGCCTATCATATTGAATAGCGATATCCCATTCTGCTGAAAGAGGGTTTCCATCTTCATCATACTGTTGTGCAATATCAACTCTGTTTTTTGTTAAATCGTCTATTGCATTTGGATTGCTTGGAATTGTAAGCACACTAAAGCCATACTTGTTTAGTTCTTGTTTAATATATTCATTAATCCAGATAGGTGGAAATGGAAGGTCTCTTATGTCTTTCATATTCCTATTCTACCCCAATTGTTGCATTCAATATCCAGTTATACCCTGTTTGTATTCCTTTTGATTTACCTTGTTTAGATCCTGCTTTAAAATTACTCTTATAGGCTTTTGGGTTTTCTAAATAATCAATAAGGCCACTAGATCTTAAAAATATTTGACTAAAATATGATTTAAAGAATGAATCAAAAACTTTTTCATATGCTCCCTGAACTTGATCTCCTCCAGGATTGTCTACTCTAACTGGTCCTTTAGTAAATACTTGCTCTCCATTATCTTCAAATGCAAGAACACTCTTATTTTTAGGCCTAATGGTTACTGGAATTCCATTTTCCATTATTCTAGCCTTGTCATAAAAGGGAACAGAGGATCCACTCCGTCTTGATCTTGACTGAGTAAAGGTAGAATTAAAAGAAATTCCAATATCATTTACAATGTAATTAATTTCATATAATTTTGCTGATGGGCTTCCAGTTCTGTCCCACTCATAAATATGATGTAACGCTCCTGGACTCATTCTTGCATTAATGTCAATATATTTTTTTAAACTATCTATAGTTCCTTTTGCTAAATTTGTCATAAATCTTGATTGACCCAATTTTGTTCCATCAATAAATCCTATTGAATAATCAACAACATTAAACATAGTTTTTTCAAACTTTAAAGAATTTAATCTTGTTGTTATCATTAATCGTCAACGCCTTGATTTTCTGCTCTTCTGACAACTAACTTATAGTATTCAATATTTCCAAATGGACCAGTAAATGGCTCAAGGGTTGCAATTTCATATATTGTTCCACGATCTTCTCTAGCACCAGATGTTTCTTTATAAATAAGTTCTCCAGAACAGTTACGAACATTAGTAATTAAAACATTTGTAACTGAATTATTTGTTCCATCTTTTCCTATACGAATATCATTTTTAACTCTACCAAGAAGAATATTTTCATACTGTACAAATATTTTTGGCTTTACTTCTTCTTCAAATGCCGAGCCTACTGGATTTAAACTAATTACGATAGTTCTGTCAAATCCCCAGTTTTTTGTTATTTGACCATAAACATTTTGTTCAACAATTGGATGATATACATCTGCAATCATTGGATACATAAAGTCTATTTCGTTGCATGACATTACAATACCCCAGGAACAATAATGTTACCCGCATATCTCTCAAGAATCTTATCAACAATAAGATTTCCAGTACCAGCAAACAAGGTCTTGTCAAATTGAATTCTAAATTGATCTGTATTATATGCAGAGGCATACCTCTTAAAATAATCTAACTTTCCACACGCAATGTCATCCATTAACATTAATGTTGCTTCTTTTATATCTGTAGGAACAACCTTATATCCTGCCTCTACCACAAACGTATAGTCTGCACTCTTAGAAAATGTATTACCCCAGCCAATTGGACCAAGCCAGTCTGATTGTGCGGTAGGCATCATAAGGGGTGCTTGATCTGCTCTATTGTAAGCACCTATAATTTCTTGAATAATGGCAGTTTTGTTGTCACTTAACTTATAGGTAACTCCAAAAATTGCTGGCTCTTCTAAGGAAGAATCATACCAAAGTTCGTTGTTTTGATATACCTTTAATATTTTACGTGCTCTATGCTTGATTGGAGCGTAGTCTGTGTTAAGTCCAGTATGCTCTATTGTTTCAGTTTTATAATAAAATCCACCAGTAATGGTATCAATAATTAATCTTGCTGTTAATTCTCTTTGAGTGATTTCCGATATTTCTGTTGCTGTTGTTCCAAGACTTGATGGATCAACATACGGCCTTGTAATTTCAAGCATATCTTCTACTACAATGTCTCCTGAAACTTTTGAAACTGTTCCAACTGGAGAAACTGCTGCTGAAGCAACGTTGGTTGCTGTTTTTGCGTAAGATATAGTCGTAGATGTTTTTGCAGTAATTGTTTGTGTACCATTAAAGGTTTCACTAACTCCAGTTACAATAACTGAGTCTCCAACAACAAAAGGGTGGGCAGCCGATGTTGTTAATGTGGCAACATTTGAAGTTAATGATCTGTTTGTTATAGAAGCAAGGTCAACCTCTTGAATTCTTAACGCATAAACTTTATCGTATAAATGCCACCCATCTGTTTCAAACGTATAGTTTATTTTTTTGCCTGTTGTTGATGTTATTCTTTCTTCTAAAATAACTATATCTCTATCTTCGTCTTCAATAATCAAATCATATGCTGTAGATGCTGCTGGTACATCATAGGAAATGCTTAACGGGTAAGGTGGAAGACGGAGTATTTTCATTTATTTTTGCCGTAGTATTTTGCTAATTCAACGGCGCTAACCTCTCGTACAGACTTAGATTGTAAAAATACCTCTAAATTTTCTTTATCAATAATAGAAAATCCTTGATCAACATGTCCATATCCTTCAAAATATAAATTTTTTTCAGAATAAATGACTGTTTGATCGTTAACATCAGCCTTTGATGTTACTTTCTTGTTTGTAGTTGCCATGTGTTATGCTCCTTAATCGTACCCTAATTATAGCAGATTGTTAAAAAGGGCAGAGGAAGAATCCCCTGCCCTAATTAATTCCTTAGTGATTAGGAAGCAGCAATGTCCTTATAGGCAATTGCATCTTCTTCTTCAATCTGGATACCGAAACGGACAAACACTGTGTATTCGATAGTATCTTTCTTTGGTTGATACTGACGATTTACAGTGATATCGCGCTGGAATCCCCAGATACGGTTTGCTGGGAATGTCAAATCGACATAATCTGCTGGATAGTAAGGAACTTCCATTACGTCAACGCCGAGTACACGAGTGGTACGGGCTCCGCCGAATGTCTGTCCTTGACCATCAAGATATGCTTGACGATTTGCTTGTGTGCTACCTGTACGGCTTGAGAAAGCCTCAGAAATAGCATCAGCAAGAGTACCGTTGTTGCGAACAATGCTCTGGAACACATCTGTACCTGCATAGAACTTAAGATTATTCTTAAGTGCACGATACTTACGTGGCATTGCATTGATGATACCCTGCATAACTGGTGTTGTCCAGTTATCAGATGTAACGGCTGGAAGCACAGAGTCGTGTGCATCTCCGTTAGTTGTAATCATGTGGTGGAAACCGTCCATAATTGACAAGAAGTTTCCTGTTGAACCATCTCCGTTAATAGCCAAATCTTCGATATCATTACCGAATGCATTGGTCATCAAACGAACAAGATGATCTTCAAGTGCTGCACCTTCAACGTTGTCTTCAAGTGCTTCTGTAGTAACTTCCCAATCAAGACGAATCTTCTTGGTTGTGAGTTCTACCTTCGTGAACTGTGCACCAGCGTTGGTGTAAGCACCATCACCTTGAGCAGCAGCGCGAAGGACACGCTCACCAACGTTAACTTTTTCAAGTTCCATTGTGTTGGCTCGCATAGTAACTCTACGGCCATCTTTAGCGAGAACTGTAGCATCCCAGACATAATCAATAAATTGACGTGCCTGTTCTGGTCTCAGAATTCCACTAGCAGCAGATCCCGAAGGATTTACAGCGTTTGCACCAGTTGTTACACCGAATTGTGCGGTTGGGATGTTACCCAAGGTGTCTGCACCTGGAGTAGAAACACCACCGATTCCACCAGAAGCAAAGCCACCATCCGCGTTATATAAACCCGAGTCTGATGCGCCTGCGCTACCTGGTTGATTCTTAATAATTTCTTCTGACATATTGTTCACCTCCTAGTGAATTTACCTTATTTGAATAGGTCAGTTGTGAGGAAACGACCGCCCCATAAGGATTTCTGTACCATTTCTGGCTCCTGAACGATCTCGCCTAGATCTCCAGACTTTCGGAAAGCAGTATCTTGCTCTACAGCATCTACTCTCTTTCCAAACTCAGCATTACTTTCTTTGACGTTCTTAACCTCTTTAGATACGTCTGTAATGGACTTGCTTAATTCAGCAACTTGAGTCTGGACCATTTTCATGGTCTCTTCATTCAAGGACTTAATAGTTGCTGCTAGATCGCCAAAGGCACTCGCAAGAGTTTCTTTAATTTCGGCAACTGCATTGACTACTACCTCGTCAGATTTTACAATTTCTTCAGTTGCTTTTGCAACTTCATCTGACTTAGCAAGTTCAGTCTCAACAACTGCTTCGGCTGTCTCAGTTGTTTCAGCAACAAGTGCTTCTTCAACCTCAACACTCTTGGTAACAGTTTCAACATCTGTTGCCTTTGGAGCGACCTCAACATCTTTAACAACTTCCGTTGTTTCATTTGTCATAGGACTTACCTCCTTTTGAATCTCAGTTGTACTAATACCTTTGGCACTATCAACTAAGAACTTTATCATGTTTGTTTTTTCATCATCACTTTTCTCAACAAAACCTATATTTTTCATTGCCTGTCCAGAAGTGGGGCTAACTTCTGTTTCATTTTCTGAAACCATAACAAGGCCAGACTCACTGTCCCAAAATACATTTTCTACAACAATATCTGCTGCAGAACCCTTAAAAACATTTATCCCATCTACTTTTTCAATAGAAATAATGCTTGCAAATTGATTTGCTGGGCTATCAACAAGTGAAAGTTCTATAAGATCATAGTCTTTAATAATTCTAATTGGCTTATCCATTTTTTCATCATAGCCATCGTCCCACGTGTTCATTCTTCCGCCAATTGAAAAACCTGTATATGTCCCATCCAATACTTTCTCCCACGCATTTTGTGCGCCTTTTGATACATATGCAGAAACAAAAACACCAGAATAAAACTTCTTTGACTCTGGA